GAGAATATATGAGCTATCAAATCTGTACTAGATGTGTCATGGATACTTCTGACCCGGACATTACCTTTGATAAAGATGGTGTTTGCAATCATTGCCATACCTATGATGAAATGGTGAGAAGGTATGTTCATGATGGCTCTGAAGGGTTGGGACTGTTTAATGAACTTGCTTCTAAGATACGGTATGATGGAGTTGGAAAACAGTATGATTGTGTAATAGGTGTCAGTGGAGGAGTGGATAGTGCTTATGCATTATTGAAAGCAGTAAAGGATTTTTATCTAAGACCCCTTGTTCTTCATTTGGATAATGGGTGGAACTCAGAATTGGCAGTACACAATATAAAGAAGATGGTGAATCATTTAAAGCTGGATCTTCATACTTTGGTACTGGATTGGGAAGAGTTTAAAGATCTTCAGTTGGCATTCCTTAAAGCAGGTGTTCCAGACTTAGAAATCCCTACTGATTTTGCTATTACTGCATTCGTATTGAAAACAGCTCATAAATTAGGTGTGAAGTATGCTTTGTGTGGCAATAACGTGAGAACAGAATCACATCTGCCTAAAGCATGGTCCCAGGGACATAAGGACTGGTTATATGTCAAGAGTATTCATAAACAGTATGGTAATGTTCCCATGAGGACCTATCCCAAGATGAACCTGTTGCAGTATGCCTATTTTCATAAGACAATCCAGTTTGTTTATATTCTCAATTATCTTGAGTACAATAAAGTGCAAGCCATGAATGAGTTAAAGGGTGTATTTGACTGGTTTGAATATGAGGGAAAACATTGTGAGTCCATATATACAAGGTTTTATCAGAGGTATATCCTTCCAATACGATTTGGGTATGACAAAAGGAGGAGTCACTTTTCCAGCCTTATTTGCTCCGGTCAAATAACAAGGGAAGAGGCTTTAAAGAAATTGGAGTTTTTTGCTTGGCGTTTTCCAGAGGAATATCCTAGTTTAACATCTGATTTTGAATATGTTGCAAAGAAGTTTGGGTATAGTGGTAAGACTTTTTATGAGAACTTTATTGATAATAAAAATCATGATAGAACCTATTATAATGACTACCCCAATTATGCCAAGTTTTTGAGTACTCCTTTTGGAAGGAATACCATTGGAAGGGTGTTTAGAGATAGGATGAAAGTACTCTAATCTTAGTTAATATTTTTTAAAAATATTTTAAAAAAGTACTTGACTTCTACCTAAAACAATATTATATATATAATACAAACAAAAAACAAAGGGAGGGGACATGGAACATCTTTCAAACTTTAATCAGGTAAGCATGGATAGTAACCTTTGGAAGAAAGATGGCAAATATTACAGGCTTGCAGGTTATGATATCACTCCAAATGGTTGTTGGAGGATTGGTCCTCAGATGATCGGTCTGGCTGATATAGATGTGGCTACTGGAAAAGATGTTTACACAGGTGAGGTTATTGACCTTGATATGGGAACTGTTCCCTCTTGTTACAAATGTGTGAACAGATACTCACTATAAAATAAAGGGTTCAATTCGGGTTGACCCTTAATCAGCCCGATACCAAACATGGAGAAAACAATGCTAATTATTAAAACAATTAAGAACACAGATAGTGTGGAACTTCACGACTCCAAAGGAATACTCCTTGGTTGGTTTGATTTCTTAGAAGATGCTGAGGAGTATTGCAAAGAAAATAGTTTTGAGTACAAAATAGATAAGGGAGGAAATACAGATGGAAATTGATACCGCAAAAGAGTTTGCCCTTTGTATGTCAGATATCGTGGACCAGTTCTTGGAAGATGAGTTGAAAGATGTTCAGTCTTTTGAAGAGGTGGGTGTGTTGACAAGTGATGCTGGTGAAAACGAAAACCACAATAATCAGGAGGATAACAATGAAGAAGGTATTCTTTAACGATCCGCATAAACTGGCTAACTTATTTACTGCTCCTCGTGAACTTAGCTATATGGATAGCAAGTTCTTCAATAACCAAGGTATGAAGGCTAATGAAGCTTTCGATAATGACATCATGCATAACCTCGTAAATTGGTCTTACGATAAGACTGCAATATTCTACGAGACCAAAGAATTCTGGTATGTATATCAGCTCACTGAAATTAACGGTGGACATCTTATTTCAATGACCAGGTATCGTCTAGGTACTTGGGAACGAGTTGATACTTGGCAAAATGTTCACTCATGCTGCTGTGGTAGTGAGTGGTTATTGGCTCATCATCGCGACAAGTACATTGAACTCTATCATGTTGGGAGGTAGGCCAAGAATGGATTCGATAACCATTGATGGTATTCCTTTACAGGAATACTTAGACAAACAACAGGGAAGAGAGATCAGAATTCTCCGGGATGAATCAATGAGAGAAATGTATTCATGCCGGGGAATTCGTTTTTCAAAGTCAAAGATACCCAGCAGTGTACCAAAGTCTTCTCCTGTGTATTCCTACACAGAGAAAGAGAAAAGGAGATATGTTATTATGAACACGAAAATAGAGGTGCAAAACCAAAGGAAGACCAATTCAAACAAAACTGTTTTGCTTATCCATGTACTAAGGAACTGGAAGGAGATACGGCAGGATCTAATTGATATTCACCACTTCTCCGACTCCGATATTCCTATAGATCCCACTTGTAATTACATTACTCACTATCTCAACGAAAGGTATTCCGAGAGTCTTGTTCCTTATGCCCGGAAAGACCTTTCAGCCACAATTACAAACCTTATGAAGAAACTCATTCCTCTCAAACTGGTCCGATACTATACCATTGGAATAGGCAACGAAAGGGCTTATCAGATTTCTGAGGACTTTCTGAACATGCCTATGAGACAGTTGTTACATGTACTCAATGTCAAACAGAAGGATGGTGACCCCAATATTCTCAATATCCCAGTGCCTGAACTGGCTAAACTGATACAGGAGGATGAGGAAAAACCTCAGCTGGATTCTTATCTCAAGGTTGAAGAAAAGAAGGTACAAAGGAAGAAACAGATCAAGACGGAGCACCAGTTCACCAAAGACAGTTCATCCAGACTTGAGTTTCCGGCAAACACACCAGATGCCTCCCGAGAACTGTTCCTGACAATCTTGGATAAATATAATGAACTTTTCAGGGTGAGGGAAATTGTTTTGGACAAGGAGGGTACACTCAGGGTAATTTTTTAAAGAAAGTTTAAAAAAGTATTTACTCCTCCTCTGGAATGTATTATATTTATAATATTAATTTCAGAGGAGGATTTTTTATGGAAATTACTGTCAGGGAATTAAAGGAACGTCTTGAAATGTTTGATGAAAATTTACAAGTGGTAGTAGAAGATGCTATTTTGGGACAGGCTGATTTACTTGATATTTATCAGGAGGGTGCTACGGTTATTTTTAGTATTGTTTAATATGTAAAAAATAACACTTGTAAAAAACCCCTTTTTATTGTATACAAGTATGGACTGATTGAAAAGGGAGTTGCTGATCAATCCGGAAATGATCGGGAGGACCACACCCCAGTCCTCCCCAACTCCTCCTTTCAATCAAATTTTTTATTTTATAGGGGTCTCCAATATGCCTGAAGATTTCCAAGAAGAGTCATATGTTCAAATTATTGACAAGAACAAGGGTTACTTTATAATTCCCAATGCTTTACCTAGAAAATGGCTTAGAGTAATTGGTTCCTCCGCCTTCACTGTTTGGTGTCTGCTCAAATCCTTTTGTATTTCAGATAATCAATTCGTATTTGCAAAAGTAAAGCAAACGGACTGGGCTGAGTATTGTGGTTTCTCTTTAAGTCGATTTCAAGCTGCTTTAAAGAAATTGGAATCAACAGGACTAATTACCATAGATAGACCAACTGGAGAAGATAGGTTAAAGCACAGGCCCGTTATCTACATTTTGGAAATACCTTCTGAGGATGTTCCTGATAATTTAAAACCTCCCAGACTCAGTAAAGAGAACGCTTTTGTGGACCCTATTTACAATGGAGAGTCATTGTTCAAGAAATCCTCTGAAAAAGACCCCGGACACGTTAAAATTAATAAGTCCGGACTACCTAGGGATAACGTGTGCAATATTAGTAATACAGTTAATAGTAATACAGTTAATGTTTTATTTTCTAAAGAAAATAAAAATAAGGAATCTTCGATTCCCTATTTTGCAACTCATAAATGCATAAGAACAGATTGGGGAGATAATGACCCAAAACAAATTCAAAAAATACTACGAAGACAAAAATATTCCAAAGTAAGAGAAACATTATCAGAAGAACTCCCCAAGAAGGAAGAAATTAAACCTTGTCCAAAACATGACCTAGTTGAATATTGGAACTCTCTCCCAGGAGTAAGAAAACACAAGAACCCAAATTCATCAGTATACAGAAAATCAGCCCATTACTTTGACCAGTTACTCCAAGGAGACATTGGTTCAAAGTGGAACCTGAATATGGAGTGGATTAAAGACAAGAACATAAACAGACTGATACTCAAAAGAAAGTGGAAGGAAGAAACCATAGAAAAAGCATTAAAGAATCTATCCAAGATGTATTGTGAGGGTTACTGGCCTGAGAACAAGGATTCCATTCCAAAAGACTTACCCAGTTTGATTTACAATCCCAAGACAAAGAAAAGTTTATTTCTGCTTGTTTCCTGGCTGGGTAAGCCCCTGGAACTCAAACCCCATGTTATAAACCCGACAAAGGAAATGTCAATAACAGAGAAGAACGTATTTAATGAACTGAAAGAAGCCATAGTCACAGCAAGAGGTATTCCACTTACCAATTATGAACTCAAACAAATGTCAAATGTAGCAAAGCAAGTAGTCCTAGAGCATAAGAAGTTGCCAATAGATATGAATCCAAAACTGTCAAGATGGATAGGGACTCCTGCGTTGCTGGCACATGAGTACAGTGAGTTTTTGAAGTTATGTTATAATAATTTCCATGAAATGACTCCCAATATGTTACTGCCGGGAGCCAAGTCATGGAACAGGTTCTTGATTCATTTCAGTGAGGATGTGGGTGTTGATGTAAGAACTGGATATGCTATTAACTGTTAAGAGGAGATTACATGAGACGAATGGATGTTAGTAGACAGGCTAAAGGGTTGGATCACTTCAAAAGGATTTTTGATCTTCCATGTTGTTATTTTTGTTTATACATGATGCCAATAAATAATAACTGGATATGTGCAAAACATAATTTGAATTTTGGTCCTATAAATGAAGTGGATTCTGTCTCTAATCTAGTTGAATTTTGTTGTGCTGATAAAGAACCAGTATAAAATCTTAATGCTATGAAAAGGACTCTAGTAGATTTGCGTGAGGAACAACAGATAGTCACTTGTATGATCGTCAATACGGACTATCTACGGGAAATAATCCCTGTATGTTCTCTTGATTATTTTGAATCCAATCAAGGTAAAAGGATTGCTCAGTGGTGTTTTGATTATTACAAACAATATCAGAAAGCCCCTTATGAACATATTGAGGATTTATTTGGTTCCTGGTCAAGAAACCATAAGGATGACCCGGAAATTGAACTCATCCGTTCTTACCTAACCAAAATATCAGCTCAGTATGAAAGAATGGCAGAGGTCAATGTTCCCTATCTTTTGGACCGGGCTGAACAGTATTTTGGGATGAGGAGTGTGAAGGTATTGATTGAGGATTTAACCTCTTGTGTAACAGGGAATGAATTGACAAAGGCTGAATCCTTGATAGGCAAGTACAAGAAGCCAAAAAGAATAGTATCTGGAGCTATCAATCCATTTAATTGTCCGGAAGCAGTTCATGAGGCTTTTGAAAAAGCGAATGAGCCATTGATACCTTTCCCGGGTCCTTTAGGGGATTTAATGAATGATCAATTTGTAAGAGATTCTCTTGTGGGATTTCTTGCTGGTGAAAAACGTGGAAAGACATTCTGGTTAATTGAACTTGCAGTAAGGGGCTTCCGGGCTAGAAATAATGTCCTGTATATTGCCGTAGGAGACATGACCAGGGATCAGATGATACGAAGATTGTATGTGTATCTCGCCAAGCGTCATTTTAAAATGAAGAAAGATGGCTATATCAAATATCCTATGTTTGATTGTTTGAAGAATCAATACGATCTATGTGATATGCGTAGAAGGACTTGCAATTTTGGCATTTATAATGAGGATGGTAAAAGGATTGTAGACAATGAACTAATAGAAGAAGGATATGTCCCTTGTGATGCTTGTAGAATATTGGAACCAAGAGAATATTATGGAGCTGTCTGGAATGTAACAAGAAAGGCTGATCCTGCTTTGGAATGGTTTGAGGGTGTGTCTTTGGCTAATAAGTTTATGAAAAGTTTGAAAGGCAAAGAGTTCAAACTACAAACCTATCCAAATAGAGGCATAACAGTTGCAGGAATAAAGGATTTGCTTGACATACAAGAGTATTACGAGGGTTTTGTTCCAGACATAATCATTATTGACTATGCTGATAATATAGCAGCTTCCTCCCGTTTGGAGTTTAGACACCAGCAGAATGAAATATGGCAGGACCTAAGAGCCTTGTCCCAGGAAAGAAGATGTTTGGTAATAACGGCAACACAGGCAGATGCAAAATCCTATGGAAAGAAATCCCTTGACCTGTCCAATTTTAGTGAAGACAAACGCAAGTATGCTCATGTCACGGCCATGTTTGCCCTTAATAAAAGTGACGAAGATAAGAAAAATCAATTGGCTAGATTTGCTGCCTTGGTTTTGAGGGAGGTTGATTATAATATGGATGATGAAGTGTATGTATTACAGTGCTTGGATATTGGTAGACCCTTTCTTGGGTCATTTACCCCAAGAAAATTAAAAGAATTGGAAAAGGAAAAGTAGAGGTATGTTATAATGTTTTATGAAGATAATTTGGGAGGAAGGCCGGGAAGTCCTCTTTCAATCCCTCCTTTATTTGTTGGTCCCGGCCTTCCTCAAAGATAGAAAGGAGAAAAATTATGTTAACAGTCACAAAGCGATTTGAATTTTGTTATGCTCATCATCTTCCTGAGTATGAAGGGAAGTGCAAAAATGTTCATGGTCATAACAGTATTGTAGAGGTCACGTTTGAACCCATTGCTGGTTATAATCCTTATCCGGGAATGGTGATTGATTTTTCAGTGATTAAGAAATATGTACAGCCAATTATTGACATACTTGATCATAAGTATCTGAACAAGGATATCTATCCTTTTTCTCATGTTCGTAATTATGCTCTTGTTGAAGATCCAAGGGAGTTATATGATCATGATGTTTTTAATGTAACACCTACTGCTGAGAATATAGCTATGTATTTTGTAAATGAGATTGGTAAGACACCTATAGGACAAGGTCTCACAAGGGTAAGGGTTTATGAAACCCCTGATAATTGGGCAGAGTGGAATAAGAGAATAGGAGTGATGTGATGATACTAAGTTTGTATTCAATATTCAATTCAATTTCGGGAGAAGTGGGACCCATTCCCCAAGGATCTTTTTGTACATTCATCAGATTTGCTGGTTGTTCCCTCAACTGTGAATGGTGTGACACAAAGTATGCTCGTCGATTTACTTCAGGACAAAAGCTTTCAATACAGGAAGTACTTGGTCTGCTTATTTTGGAACACACAAAGAATCCAACAGGTAATTTTGTGATAACTGGAGGAGAACCTTTAGAGCAGGAAGAAGCAGTAAGTTGTTTAATAGGTTTTATAAAAAGAATTTTTCCTGTATTGTTTGGTAAGAGTGTTTGTATTCAAATAGAGACAAATGGAACAATAGTTCCAAAGGATAGTAACGTACAAAATATACCTTGTGTGGTTGATATCAAACCTCCTTCAGCAGGTCCTAACTATCAAAAGGGTTTGCCTTTTCATGAGGTTTATGCAGGTTTTGCTGAAGGTTCTTACATCAAGTTTTTGGTAGGTAGTAAAAGGGATTACCAATATGCCAAGGCTTATCTTGATAACTTGTGTAAAGGAGATAAGGTTTTTCATTATGCTTTCTCTGCTATAAAGGGAATGTTATCTCATAATGATCTATATCAGTGGATATTAAATGATGGGCTGGCAAAAAAATACAGTAATATTATTCTAAATGCTCAGTTGCATAAGGAGCTAAACTTGCGGGAACATAACTAGGAGGAGATTTGTAATGATTGAATATGGTCATAAACTTTTTACTCAGGACGTGGAAAGGCTGTGGAATAATATTAAGAGTCAACCTCACATTGAAAGGCATTCATACATTGTTCCCGTTATGAGAGGTGGTTGTATAGTTGCTTCTGAATTAAGCAGATTATCCGGACTTCCTGTTGAGACTTGTGTTTTGGAATGGGGCAATCCTTTGATTGTGGATGATCTGATTGACTCAGGTTCCACCAGGGAGAAGTATAAGGATTATGACTTTGCCTGCCTTCATATTAAGCATGGTGGTTTGAATAAGTTATTGAAAGGGCCTTTGTTCAATAGGACTTTCTTTGTACAGGAAATTCCAAATGAGTGGATTCATTACTGGTGGGAACCAGAAGACACCTCAAAGGATATCAAGGACCATGTAATCCGGATGATTGAGTATATTGGTGAAGATCCCACGAGAAAAGGTCTTATTGAAACACCCGACAGGATAATCCGTTCCTGGAGTGAGCTGTATAAGGGTTATACTCAGAAGGAGGAAGGCGTTTATAAGGTGTTTGAGGATGAGCCATATGATCAAATGGTATTGATGAAAGATATTGAAATGTACAGTATGTGTGAACATCATATGCTTCCTTTCTTTGGAAGAGCCCATGTTGCCTATATTCCAGATGGTAATAGAGTAATTGGGGCGTCCAAACTGGCTAGACTTGTGGATGTGTTTGCCAGAAGGATGCAGATACAAGAAAGGATTTGTGAGCAGGTTACTGATTCCATTATGAAACATCTCAAACCCAAGGGGGCTGCTTGTGTAATAGAGGCCGCTCACATGTGTATGCGTATGAGAGGGGTAGGGAAACAGGGTTCAGAGATGGTCACTAGTAGTTTGAAAGGGGTGTTTTTAAATGATCCTGCTACCCGCATGGAATTTATGATGAGAATAGGGAAATAAAAAATATTTTTTAGCATTTTGATGTTGACTTTTGATTAAGATGAATTTATATAATATAACATACATTGTAAGTAACTTACTAAGAGGAGGATATATGGTATGGAGTACAAGGAAGGGATGAGAGTGGAGTTCAAAAGAGGTAAGTGTGGTTTTGTTGCACACCATGAAAGACGTTTTGGTGTAATTGACAGGATTACTCAGTATTTGATTTATGTAGTTGGGAAGGGTGGGAGAGCAATTGTTCTCCTGGGAGAGGCTCAGTACTGGCTTATGCCAGTAACAATCGAAAGAAAAAGAAACTCATAAAAAAGGAGGAAACAGAAATGGCAGTGAAGAAGGGAAAGGAAGAGGCAAAGAAGGTGGATAAGAAGGCTGTGGCAAAGAAGAATGAGTCCAAGGCAAAGTCCAAGGTAAAGGAAGAGGTTGTTGAGACCCAGGTTGAAGAGGTCGAAGAGGATACTCCCAAGAAGATGCCCAAGAGGCCGAAGGGGTATACCAAGTTCCAGTGGACTGCTACTCAGATGAACTTCATCATGAAGCTGAACCCGGCAATTGAGGTTGAGTCTGAGGAAAAGGACATTATCAACGACATCGAGGACACGGCCACTGACCAGATCCTTTCCACAGATCCTTTTGATAAGGAAGCCTGGGAGGTATTTGAGGAGCTGGGAATTACTCCTATCACTAAGGAAGAGGAGACAGCTGAAGAGGAGGATACTCCCAAGAAGAAGGCTAAGGCTGAGAAGAAGGAAAAGGGTGAGAAGGTAGCTCGTTTTCGTAGTTCTCTTTCTCCTGAGGACCGAGAGAAGAGGAAAAAGTTCCTTGAGTCCCTTATTGCTAAGGGGAATATGACGAAGAAGGACATTATTAACAAGTGTCTTGAGAAGTTTCCAGACTGGAACAAAGGAGGTTTGTCTACTACTGTTTCTGACTCCAAGAATCCGAAGTATAACAAGCTTTCTAATCTTGTTATTGAGAAGGAAGGAGGAATCCTCAGGTTTAAGTGAAAAGGCAAAACAAATAATATGAGATAAAAGGGAGAGGATACCTCTCCCTTTCCTTTATGAGAGGAGTAAGATAATGAGAGGGAAAAATGTAGTTTTGTCACTATCCGGTGGTCTAGATTCTAGTACATTGCTCGGATATCTGATTCATCAAGGGATGAAACCTTATTGCGTTTCTTTTACTTATGGCTCTAAACATAATAAGTATGAGAACAAAGCAGCAAAGGATGTGGCCAATTTTTACGATGTCTCACTTATTGAATTGGATCTTTCTGTAGTTTTCGGGAATTTCAAATCTGACCTCTTACTTAATGGAGGTAATATTCCAGAAGGACACTATACAGACAAGACAATGGGAGCGACAGTTGTTCCTTCACGGAATATTATTTTCTTGTCTATTTTGTCGGGGTTGGCGTGGACTGTTGGTGCTCCTTATATAGCTATTGGTATTCATGCTGGTAACCATGCCATTTATCCTGATTGTAGGACTGAATTTTATAAGGCCATGGACAGTGCTTTGTATTTGGGAACGGATAAGAAAGTGCAGATGATAGCTCCTTTTGTAAATATAGACAAGAAGGAAGTTGTAAGGACAGGATATTCATTAGGAGTTCCCTTTCAGTTGACTCGCACTTGTTATAAGGACCAGGAAATTGCTTGTGGAAAGTGTGGAAGTTGTGTTGAAAGGCTGGAGTCTTTTGCAAGTATTGGTGTAATTGATTCCATTTCTTATGAAATAGAAAGGAAAAGTGTGTTATAATATTTATAGAAATAATAGATAAGGAGAGCTAGAAGATGGTAAAAGATGATGTTTCTGGATTGAGTAATCTTGGTTCAAGGAAGACTGAGTATAAGTATGATGACCCTGTAAAAGAAATCTTAGAAACTTTTCCTAATCAGTACCCACAAAGAAAATATGTTATAAAGTTTGTTTTTCCTGAATTCACTTCACTTTGTCCAAAGACAGGACAACCAGATTTTGGAAAAATTTCTATTGACTATGTTCCTGATGAGAAATGTCTTGAAACAAAGAGTCTCAAATTGTATTTCTTTGCTTTTCGTACACATGGTTCCTTTATGGAGACTATTGTGAATAAGATTTTGGAGGATTGTGTTGCTGTTTGTTCCCCAATACACATGGTAGTTCGGGGAGAGTTTAATTCTCGTGGAGGAGTGGCTATTACTGTTGAAGCTACTCATTCTAAGGAGTAAGAAGTGAAGAAGCCCATCACCTTGATGATTGACTCGGGTGCTTTTTCAGCTTGGACTCAGAATAAAGAAATAGATATTGATGAGTATATACAGTTCTGTCTAAAGTATGACAAGTATGTTGATTACTTTGTAAATCTTGATATTATTCCGGGAAAAGGTTTTGGTATTACTGTTAAGGCAGAGGAATATGAAGAAGGAGCTGAAAGAGGGTGGAGGAATTATTTGTACATGCTTGAAAAGGGTGTGAAGAAAGAAAAGCTTATCCATGTTTTTCATCAAGGTGAACGATTTGAGCATTTAAAAAGGATGCTTGAGTTTGGTACTCCTTATATTGGGATCTCTCCTACTAATGACAAAACAACAGAAGAAAAGAAAAAGTGGATTGATAGTTGTATGCCTTATGTATTAGATGAAGAAGGTTTTCCAGTTGTAAAGTTCCATGGGTTTGGATTAACTTCTTTGAAATTGATGTTGAGATATCCTTGGTATTCAGTAGATAGTACTTCATGGGTTGTTACTGCTCGAATAGGCCAGGTTTTTGTTCCACGGTTAAGAGGTAACAAATGGATCTATGATGAAAATAGTTGGAAAGTATTGGTATCCTCTCGTTCTCCCTCTAAGGGTGAAAAAGGGAAACATTTTTATTCTTTTACTCCTAGGGAAAGAAAAATCATCTCAAGGTATTTTGATGAGAAGGGTTATATATTAGGTAAATCTGAATTCAAAACTGTATCCTCTGATTATAAGTTGAAAGATAATGAAAAATGGTTTGGTAAAGAAATAAATGGTAAAAGAGTGGTTGAGATAATTATAGAAAGGGGTCTTTGTAATGAGTACATATTAAGGGATGAATTGAATGCTATTTATTTTGTTGATCTCGAGGAACATCTTCCTAAATGGCCTTGGCCTTTCCGATTTGAAAAAGGTACAAAACAGATAAGTTTTAATCTGTGTGGGTCTTGATCTGTGAAAGTGTATTTGGCAGGGAACGGGCATAAGATTCATAGCAATCCCGATTTTATAAACAGGTTTGCTAATCTAAGGATACTTTTGTCCTTTTATTATCTGGAAATTTTTAAGGATAAAGATCTTATAGATCGTTTCAAATGGATAATTCATAACAAAGGAGGAAAGAATGAAAAGTTTTGATCTTTTTCCTGATAAGAAATCTAAAACAGGTAATAAGAGGGATATTGATTGTCACACAGGCGTACAAAGAAGAAATTTTATAAAGTATCAAATTGAGAAAAGATCTATGGAGTTGGGAACTCCGTTGTCAATAAATTTTAAATCAGGAGGTAATGCAACTATTGTTCTCACAAATCAAGAAAGAAAGAAAATGAATGTTTCCTTCAAAAGGGATAAGAGTAATGTAGACAGAAGTCCTGGATATACGATGACAGTCACAGCCCAAGATGGGAAGGGTGTTAATATAGGCTCTTTGGATATTCAGGTCAGATTCATAATTGACAGTAACCCAGCTCCTTCACACTTTTATCTGAAAGGTTTTAAGAAGGATATTCTCAAGTCTCTTTCTTTTGTGGAAGATCATTATTTTCTGGTGTTTGTATGTAAAACTGAAAGACAGGAAAAAGGACTTGTTTTTGGTAAATATTGTCTGATACCCATAAGTGCCTTTAGAGGTTCAGAAATAGGAAAGAAAGGGTTTGATCTTTTTCAAGAAAAAGAATCTAAATGGAAGTGTACTTCTGGAAACAGAATAAATCTTACCCGATTTGAAAAAAGCACTTCTCCCATCTTTAAACCCATTAAAGATTGGAAGCCCCTTGTGAATGAAATTTTTGGGATTATAGAGGGTGTTAAATGAATGTGTACATGGCTGGTAATTTTGACATAAAGAGGGAAACTCTTTATAGTAAGATTATTAGGAATAGGCTTTTCTCTTACCTTTTCTTAATTGAAGGGTCTACGGGAAGGGACTGTGCTAGGATTTATTTTATTAAAAAGAGGAAAGATAATGAAAATATATCTAGCAAGTACAGCCCCCGGAAATGAAGGGTGTGAGGAAAATCCTTATATTGTCCTTCCTTTCCGACTTTTGTCTTATTATCACATAGTCAAAAAAATGTTGTCAGTCCATAAAGTGTTCTATAGTATAATAACGGATAAGGAGCATAAAAATGAAAATAAAGAGAACAGAACTTCTAGAGGTATTGTCAGACGTTAAACCGGCATTGGCTTCAAAGGACATTATTGAACAGACTGATTGTATTATATTTACGGAAGGTAAAGTCTGTTCTTATAATGATGAAATATCCATTTCCCGACCTCTTGACTTAGGATTACAAGGAGCAGTGAGGGCTGATGAATTGTTCTCATTCCTTTCCAAGTCCAAGGAAGATGAAATAGATGTGTACATAGAAGAAGGTCAATTACGGATTAGAGAAAAGAAGGGCGGAAAGGCCTGGGTGGTTGTACAGGAAGAAATCACCATTCCATTTGATGAAATGGGTACTCCTGAAAACTGGGTAAAGGTCCCGGACAACTTCTTGGAAGCAATTAAGTTCTGTGTTTTTTCAGCCTCAACGGATATGACCAAGCCCATACTTACCTGTCTCCTTGTAAGCAATACAAATGTTCTTTCCTGTGATAACTTCAGACTTACCCAGTTCAATCTTTCCAAGTCAAAGGCATTTAAGAAACCAGTTCTCCTCCCTGCTTTTGCAGCAAAGGAGCTGGTGAAATACAATGTTGTTGAATATGCTGAAACTGAGGGTTGGGTTCACTTTAGGAATGCTCAGGGAACAATATTCTCAGCAAGAGTTTTTATGGAGGAATATCCTGATGTGTCTTTCCTTATTGATGTAAAGGGTTTTGCATTTGAGATCCCGGAAGCTGCTCAGGAAATACTTGAGCTGGTGTCAATTTTTACAAAGGGTGATTTCTCCTCTGATGAATATGCTACAGTCACACTTCAGAAAGGTTCTATGTCATTCCAAGGGGAGAATAAGTATGGGGGATATTTTAAGAGATGTAAGGCTTCTTCATACAAGGATGATAAAGAAATAAGCTTTATGGTTAATCCTTCTTTCCTAAGGGATATTCTGGAACATCTAAAGGATGTGACCATAGGGAAAACCTCTCTAAAGTTTGAAGGGGAAAAGTTTATTCATGTCGTTTGTTTGAACGTGTAAACGATTATGAAAGGGTTCTTTTCAGATTCACAGATAAAGAAAACCACTACTACAGGTTCGGCAAGGTGTGTGAAATGTGGTTTATATAAGACCTGCCTTTCTCCCAGGATGGAACCTACTGGAGAAGGCAGGAAGAAAATCCTGTTTGTTGCGGAAGCACCTGGTGAAAAGGAAGATAAAAGGAATAAGCAACTAATAGGAGATGCCGGACAGTTACTGAGAAAGGTTTTAAGAAAAGAGGGAATCGATCTTGATATTGATTGTAGAAAGATTAATTCTACAAACTGCAGACCTCCTAAGAACCGGGAACCAAGTGATGATGAAATAGCATTTTGCAGACCAAATGTATTTAAGGAAATAGAATCATTCAAACCCCATATCATCATTTTGATGGGCAAAGCTGCTATCAAATCGGTCATTGGGAGTTTCTGGAAAAAGGACTTGGGTACTGTTACATCCTGGAGAGGTTGGACAATTCCTGACAGATCATTAAATGCTTGGATCTGTCCTACATTTCATCCTAGTTACATACAAAGAAATGGTGGAGAGGAACATGTTTCTCATTTGATATTTTGTCAGGATATAAAGAAGTTCCTCAAATTCATAGATAAACCTCTTCCCAAGTTCCATGACGAAAGTAAGGATGTTGAGATTATAGTAAGTGAAAAAGGGGCTAATCTGTATTTAAAGGATGTGTTTCGTCAGAGACCTGATTGGATATCCTTTGATTATGAAACAACAGGACTCAAACCCCATGCACAAGGTCATGAAATAGTAACGTGTGCAATTTGTGATGGAAAAAGAACGGGAGCCTTCCTTGCTCATTATCAATCGGTACAGGATTCTCTTATCAGAATTTTAAGAAATAAGATGATTAGGAAAAGTGCACATAACCTAAAGTTTGAACAGAGCTGGACAAAGGAGATATATGGGTGTGATGTAGAGGGGTGGTTATGGGATTCCCAGATAGCAGCACACATATTGGAGAACAGGGAACTCATTACAAGCCTCAAATTTCAAACCTATGTTAATTTTGGTGTTGCTGATTATGATTCCCATATCAAACCTTATTTGGAAGGGGTTGAGAAAAACAATGCAAACAGCTTTAACAGGATTCATGAACTAAGTAAAACTGAGCTTCTTACTTATAATGGATTAGATTCCATTTATGGTTATAAACTGACTGAAAAGCAAATGGAACAGTTGGGTAAGAGTTCACTAGAGTTCATGGAAATGATAGCAGACCCTTCCTTCTTTATTAGGAGGCCCGGGAAATGAACATACATCCTCAAAGTGCTGAAGCATACCAGTTATTTCATCTAGGAACACTTGCTATGGCAGATGTTGAAGCCAATGGCATATGTGTTGATGTTCCATATTGTGAAGAACAGTATAAAATATTGGGAAAGAGAATAAAAACACTAAAGGAAGATTTGGATAAGGAAGCAGATGTAAAAAGATGGAAACACAAGTTTGGAACCAAATTTAACATAGATTCAGATGATCAATTAGGATATATGCTTTTTGATTATTTCAAATGCAATCCCATTAACACAACCAAGTCAGGAAAACCTTCAGTTGACAATGAAACACTGAATGTCTTAAAGGACGAACATCCTTTTTTGGAAATACTGATAAACTTGAGAAAGATTCAAAAGGTACGGGACACTTATCTTTCTTTGTTTTTGAGGGAACAAGTTGATGGGTTTCTTCACCCTTTCTTTGATTTGACTCTTGTACATACTTATAGGAGTTCCAGTAGAAGTCCCAACTGGCAAAACCTCCCGGTAAGAGATCCCGTACAGGGTAAGGTTGTGAGGAAAGCAATCAGACCAAGAAAGGGTCATAGGTTGATGGGAATTGACTATAGTGGGATAGAAGTAAGGGCCGCTTCCTGGTATCACAAAGACCCCACAATGCTTAGTTACATCCACGATAAAACAAAAGATATGCATAGGGATATGGCTTGTGAGTTATATTGTTTATCGTTAAAGGAGGTAAACAGCAAATCAAGGTACTCTGCTAAAAATGGTTTCGTATTCCCTGAGTTCTATGGTTCGTATTATAAACAGACTGCAAATGATTTATGGAAAAACATAGACAAGTTGAAACTTGTAAATGAAGTGACTCAAGAATCACTTAAGAAACATTTGAAGAAGAAAGGTATACTTAACTATCAGGCTTACGAAAGACATGTACAGAGGGTCGAAGATAATTTTTGGAAAAAAAGATTCCCTGTTTACACTCAATGGAAAGATAAGCAGGTAGATTTCTATAATGAACATGGTTATGTTGATTTGCTAACTGGTTTCAGATGTTCAGGGGTTATGCGAAAGAATCAAGTTATCAACTACCCTGTTCAGGGAATAGCCTTTCATTGTTTGTTATGGTCCTTAATTCAAGTCAATGATGTCTTAAAAAGGGAGAAATGGAGAACTAGGATTGTAGGACAGATTCATGATGAAATGGTGGCTGATGTTTATGAACCTGAGTGTAGTGAGTTTATTGATCTTGTACAGAGGGTAATGTGTTATTCAATCAGGAGACACTGGAATTGGATTATTACTCCTTTGGAAGTTGAAATAAAATCAACAGAAGTAGATGGCACTTGGGATGAGAAGAAGGAACTCAAACTGACAGCTTAGGTGTTTATGTTATAATACTTAGTATATATAAATAAGAGGAGAATGTGAATGGCTGGATTGTATCAGGCTTATAGACCAAGAACATTTGATGAAGTGGTGGGTAACAAAGAAGCAATTAGGACTTTGGAATCCTTTATCAAAAGAGACAGGAGCGAAGTGCCCCATGCCTTTTTATTTTCCGGTCCTTCTGGATGTGGAAAGACTACCTTGGCAAGGATACTGGCTAAAAAACTGGGTTGTTCGGATGCCAATTTTGTTGAGATAGATTCAGCGGATTTCAGAGGAATAGACACTATCAGGGAGATCCGCAGACAGATGAGATTGGCTCCGGTGGGAGGGGGTTCTTGTAGGGTTTGGCTTATAGATGAGTGTCATAAGTTAACAGGTGATGCACAGTCCGCTTTACTCAAGGCCTTAGAAGATACCCCTTCCCATGTTTATTTCCTTCTTGCCACAACAGATCCAGAGAAGTTGATCAAAACTGTACGCAATAGGTGTACAACTATTATTGTGTCTTCACTTACTGAAAAACAGTTGATTTCTCTTATGGATGAGATTTGTCAGGAGGAGAAGAAGAAGGTTCCTGAAGATATATTGAAGTTAATTGCCAAGAATGCCTTGGGTTCTGCTAGGGCTTCTCTTGTTGCTTTAGATCAGGTTATTGATCTGGATAAGAAAGAAATGGCAAATGCCATTAATGACAACATGGCCCGGGAAAGTAAAACATTGGAACTTTGTCAGGCAATATTTAATGGTGCTCAATGGACCTCAGTACAAGGGATTTTGAATGGTTTACGGGATGAAGATCCAGAAAGTGTAAGAAGGTCTGTCCTGGGATATTCATGCTCTGTTCTTTTGGGAAACAGTACAAAAAAGCAGGCATTTGCAATGGATGTGATTGATGTATTTTGGGATTCTCTTTATAACACTGGATTTCCAGGATTGGTGAAGATGTGTTATGATATTTGTCGTGGAGGAAAGTGATGGGTAAATCTTGGGATATAGATTATGAAAATTATGATTACAGGCAAGAAATAAAGATAGATCTGGATAATCTTCATATGGAGAGTCTTGTACAAAGTGAACTGTATATGAAATATGCTGAGGCAGAAGCAGATTCCCGGCATGATTTTGATGTAGCTGTAAAGGATTATGAAAGGCTGAAGGTTAAGAAAAGAATTGAGGTTGCAAAGTATCCAGAGAAGTATTTTGAAGATGATAAGAAACCTACACAAACAATGATTGATGCCATAGTTGAAGATATGAAAGAAGTTTCTCGGGCATATGATGAAGTGTTAGAATGTAAGAAAAGAAAGGAGTTGATGGAAAGGGCAGTAAAGGCATTTGAAATGAGAAAGTCTTCTATAAAGAATTTAGTCAATCTTCATGGTCAAGGTTATTATTCAGTACAGGTAGGTTCTCAGGAAAGGAAAATGTCACAGGAAATAACTGAGGAAAAAGCATTGGAAAGAATGCGTAATCGTAAACGAAACGACTAAGGAGGTAGTATGTCAAAAGAAGCAGATAGGAGAAAGGAAAAGGTAAGAAGAGCCAGGGAGCGTCTTGCCAAGGACCAGCAGAAGGCCGGATTTAAGTTTAATTTTGGTGATAAGGAAGTAACATACTTTACACCAAAGACCCGTTCCAAGCTCATTCTTCTTCCTTATGTGGTATCTATTGATAATCATCCCGATGATGTAAAGAAGGGTGATACTTGGTACAGGATGAAGGTCGATGTTCACTATGGAATTGGTCCTGAGAAGATTACAGTTGTATGTCCGAAAACCATTGGTAAGCCCTGTCCCATTTGTGAATACAGAGCAGCCCTTTCCAAGGACACAAGTCTCAGTAAGGAAGAGATGAAGGAAGAGCAGAAGGCTACTAAGTCTAGCACCAGGGTAATTTACAATGTTATAGATGCCGAAAATGAGGACAAGGGTGTTATGTTTTGGGAAATGGCCTACAACAATTTTGAAAAGCTTCTTGTTAAGGAAATGCTTGATGGTGATGAGGAGAATATGTCCTTCTTTGAGTTGGATGGTGGAAAAATTCTCAAGTGCCGGTTCTCCCAGGAGTCTTTCTCAACAGGAGAAGGGACTTCTTCCAAGTATTTTGAGATTGAACGTATTGATTTTGAGGAAAGGGATGATTTGGAAGAGGATTTGCTTGAGGAGGTATTTCAGCTAGACACCCTTCCCATTATCCTTTCCTATGAAGAAATTTTGAAGATTTTTAATGGGGAACCTGTTGAAGAGGATTCCCGTTCTCGCCGTTCTTCCCGGGATGAGGAGGATGAGGAAGAAGAGTCCAAGTCAAGTAGACGTTCCAGAAGAGACCCGGATGAAGAGGATGAGGACGAGCCTCCGAAGAAGAACAGAAAGAAGGATGAGGAAGAGGAAGAGGAACCTAGAAGTAGAAGGTCCCGAAAAGACAAGGATGAGGAAGATGAAGAAGAGGCCGAAGAGGAGAAGTCCAAGTCAAGTAGACGTTCCAGAAGAGACCCGGATGAAGAGGATGAAGAGGATGAAGAGCCTCCGAAGAAGTCCACAAAGAAAAAGGTAGCTGATGATGAATGTCCGTATGGTTATGAGTTTGGAACAGACTGTAACCAGGAAAAGGAATGTGAGAAGTGTGATAACTGGGAAGCCTGTTGTGATTTGTTAGAAGAGATTGAGAAGAAGGAAAAGGAAGACAAGGAAGAAAAGAAAGGATCTGGTAAAAGGACCAGGAGGGATTAAATGAGGTCTAAAAGAGTCACAGATGTTACAGAACAGATGGAACATGATGTGACCTCTGAGGATCAGAAAGAGGATATGGGACCCGGGAAGTACTCGGGTCCCTTTATCCCGACAGGCTCCACAATGTTCAATCTGGCCTGTTCTGACAGTCCTTTTGGAGGATTTATCCCGGGAACTATTGTTCATGCAGTAGGTGATTCCTCAACTGGAAAGACATTTCAGGCATACACCATGTTTGCTGAAATCAATAGGGTTAAGGAGTTTGATGATTACCTTTTGATACATGATGATGTTGAAAGAGCTACAGACTCTATAAATGTCCCTGTATTGTTTGGTAAGAGTGTAGCAAAAAGAATTCAGGCTCCTGATTATAACAAGGATGGGATGCCCGTTTATTCAGACACTATTCAGGATTTCTATTCCAATGTGTGGAAGTTGTGTGAAGAGGGTGTTCCATTTGTCTATGTTTTGGATTCCTTGGATAGTTTGACAAGTGATCAGGAACTTGATAGAGTTGAGGAAATGGTTTCTGCTCATGACAAGGGGAAAGAAGCCAAGGGTTCCTTTAAAGCAGAAAAACCCAAAACATTGAGTGAATTTCTGCGTGTAATGAAAGCCAGATTAAAGGAAACAAAATCCCTGCTTATGATTATCAGTCAAACCAGGGATAATCTTGAACCCATGTCACATTCCAAGAAAACATATACAGGAGGCAAGGCTTTAAAGTTTTACTGTTATCATGAGTATTGGCTCATGCATCTTGGGGCTGAGAAAAGTGGTGATAAGACAATAGGTAATAAAACAAGAATAAGAATTTCTAAGAACAGGGTTACAGGTAAGAAAAGGGAAATAGACTTTTCCATATTTGACTCTTATGGCTTGGATGATATTGGGTCAATGGTGGATTGGCTGGTAAAAGAAAATATTTGGAAGAAAGATGGCAAGCATGTTATTGATGCCCAACTCAAGGGAGTACAGTTACAGTTTAGAAGAGGTGCTTTGATAGATAAGATTGAAGATGATAATCTTGAAGATGATTTGAGGGAATTTGTTGGAGATGAGTGGAAAAGAATTGAGGACTCTTTGAAATTGGACAGAAAGAGGAAGTATAAATGACAAGAAAGTTTGAAATGGTACTCAAGTCTATTTTTGCAAACATTTGTTTTCGGATTAGTGTGTTTTTGAGGTTTCTTGTCTTGGCTGTACTAATGGTTTTGTATGCTTTGGCTGTTCTGGTTTGGCCCGATCCAAAGGTGGTCATTGGGTCCTTTTTTGAGTTGCTGGAAAAGCTCTATAATGAGATTTTGGCTCCTGGTAACAAAAAGAGGAAAGTATGAGATTGGTAATTGATTGCAATAATCTCTGTTACATGAGCTTTTATGCTTTGGGTGGACTTGAATATAACGGGAAATCCACAGGGGTTATTTATGGTTTTTTGAATCAGCTTTACTCTTTGTGTAGGAAACATACTCCTGACCAGATATTGTTTTGCTGGGATTCCCGTAAGAGTTACAGGAAAAAGATGTACCCGGAGTATAAAGCTAACAGGAGCAATAAGAGTGAGGAAGAACTGCAGGTATTAAGGGAAGCTTATGAACAGTTTAATGATTTACGGGAGCATGTTCTTCCCTCACTCGGTTTTCAAAACAATTATCAGATTCCCGGATATGAGGCAGATGACATTATAGCTTGGTTGGTGTGGAGGTGTCCTGATGATTATATTATTGTGTCTGGTGATCAGGATCTCTACCAGTTGCTACAAAAGACAAAACAGTGTGAAACAAGTATTTTGAGTCCCTCTACTGGAAAGATGTTTACATATGATATGTTCTATTCTGTTTATGGTCTCTCCAATCCTTGTATTGATTGGGTGAAGGCAAAAGCCATTGGGGGATGTGATTCTGATAATGTGAAAGGGATTTATGGGGTAGCAGATCCTGCTAAATCAAACTCCTCCAAGGCTATTGAATATTTGAAAGGAAATCTTACCAAGGGTAAGATTTATGATAAAATAGTATCTGAAGAAGGACAACAGATAATTAAAAGAAATACATCTCTTGTGTTCCTTCCTTTTCAGGGAGGTCATAGGATTGATTTAGAGATAAAAGATGATACTTTGTACGCAAGGGATTTCAGGGATGTCTTTTCTGAGTATGGATTTGACTCATTAAGAAAGGAATTGGGCTCTTGGATAAGAGTCCTCAACCTAAAGATGAAAAAGGAAGGGTAAAATAAAAAAATATAAATACTAGATGGTGGCGCTTTGTGCTGGTTCACTGGTTTCTTCATCCTTCCTTCCCAGTGAACCAGCACCCCTTTCATAGGAGATTTTGAATGGCAGATAAAGGTGGTGATTTTGAAAGAAAAATGAGTAGGGAATTTTCCCTATGGTGGAGTAATAATAAGGCAGATGATATCTTTTGGAGAAACAGAATAAGGGATTACATCAAATACTCCGAGTAAGGAAAGACAGTTGGGTGATACGACTGCCGTTAGAGGAGAAGGTATTCCATTTAGTGAAACAATCTGCCTGGAGTTGAAAACTGGGTACAGTAAAACGAAGAAGGGATCAAGGGTTAAAAATATCCCTTGGGATTTGCTTGATTTCATAGATGGTAAGGACCAGGGAAAGGTATTGAGGGAGTTTTGGTATCAAACAAGGACAGCGGCCGATATAGCTAAGAAGTTACCTCTGCTTGTGTTCAAGAGGGATTTTCATAAAGAGTGTTGGTGTACTGATAAACACACTCTTGTTACATTGGAAAGATATTGTGGGAAGAACCAGAACAGACCTCTTATTACTTTGGATACAGGAAAAGAGGTTCTTTATATGGGTTCTTTGCAATCCTTTTTTGATTGGGTGTCACCAGAAACAATAATAGAACTGTGGAAGGATAAGAGAGGTTATGATTACTGATTTATTGATTAAGAATATTCAGTCCCATAAAGACACTTATCTTCAATTTAGTAAGGGAGTCAATGCAATTGTTGGTTTACCCAACTCCGGCAAAACTGCTATTCTTAGATCCCTCATCATGTTGATAAACAACAAACCTGCTGGAGCACAATGGTTCTCCCATTTTGCAGGAGATAAGGGAGCTATGGAAGTTAGAGCAACATTTGATGATAAAAACATTGGTTTGATCAGGCACATAAGAACCACTAAAAAAGATGAGAAGTTGGTTAATGGTTCTGAATATGAACTTGGTGAAGAGTCCTTTGAAGGAATGAAAACAAATGTTCCGGACCTAGTCAAACAAGTTATCAATATGGATGAACTAAATGTTCATGAACAGCATGATTCTCCTTTTTTGATTACTGGTTCAGGAGGAGAGATAGCCAGAACTATAAACAAGATTACTCAAGTTGATGAAGCTGATGAATGGGTGTCTCAGCTGACAACCAGGATAAATAAAACAAAACATTCTATAGATCTTATTAATGAGGATATTAAGGAGAAACAGGCAAAGGCTGATGATTTGTCTTATTTGGATAAGCTGAGACCCTTGGTTGAAAGACTGGAAGGTTTGGAAGATGATATAAACTATTTACACAACAGAAGAACCTCTTTACAAAATTATGCTTCTACTATGGAGGATTTGGAAAGGAGTGTTTCCTTAATGGAACATTCCTTACAAGCAGAATCCTTATTAGAGGAAGCAAAGAGTCTGTATGATGAGGAATGTGTTCTACAGGAAAAAATTGATCTCTTGGTGAAAATAAGTAGTTTCACACAATCCATCCGGGAATTTGACCAAATACTAGAGCAGATAGAACCTGTGATGGAAGAGCTGTTAGCAATAGAGGTCAATACTGATAAGCTGGATAGATTGGATTCCCTTGCTACTCAGTTTGAAAGAACTGAAAAAAGTTTGAAGGATATAGAACAGGAATATGAAGGGGTTAAGGAAGAGTTCATTAAGGAGATTATCTCAACAAAACAATGTCCTTTCTGTTATAATATTATTAGTAAGGAAAATGTACAAATAATAGAGGAATCTTTATGATGAATAAATTGGTGCTATTGAGTGATCCTCATCTTGATTTGGAAGTTCCCAAGGCAAGGCTGGATGCCGATTATATAGGTACACAGACAAATAAATTCAGATTTGTCTTATCTGAAACAGTAAAGAGAAAGGCTCTTTTGTGTATTGCTGGAGATCTTTGTAACAGGCCAAGGTCTTGGTTCTTTCTTCCATACATCACTCAGTTATTGGTGGAGCAAATGCCAATTACTGTTGGGTGTGTGTTTGGACAGCATGATACTTATATGTACTCAGAGTCAACCAGAATAAATACAACATTGGGTGAGCTAGGTGCTGCCGGCCTTGTTCATATATTTGGAGAGAAGGCTTGGATGGGAGGTGGTTACTGTATATATGGTTGCCACTATGGACAAGAACCTCCTATGCCAAAGAGCAAGGATTCCCATAATGTTTTGGTGATTCATGCTCCCATTGCTAAAAAGGCTTTATGGCATGACCATGAATACATGGACGCTGAAAAGTATTTGGATGAACATAAGGAGTACAAGCTTATTTTGTGTGGTGATATCCATCAACAGTTCCATATTGAAAAGAAGGGGAGACACATAGTTAATACTGGTCCTTTAATGAGGAGATCAGCAACCACATATAATTTCAAACACAAGCCAAGTATTGCAATATATGATGGAGAGGATATTGAGTGGATAATAGTTCCTCATGAATCAGGCGAACGGGTGTTATCCCGGGAACATATAGAATCAGAACAGAACAAGATAGAAATTTTGGATGATTTTATTTTTGATATGAAAAGTGTCAAAGTAGATGAAGGAGTATCTCTAGTGGACAATATTTGGAAGTTTGTAAAGGAAAACAAGGTTGAGCAAGGTGTGGTTGATGTTCTTGCAGAAACCATAGGAGGAAAGCAGCATGAGTAAAGTAGTAAGAGTACCAAAGCATTTTAAGTTCAAGCCTGATTTGTATGATGGTTTTAAAAAGGCAACAGCTTTGAATAAAGACACCATGACAGATGTATTGGAAGACTTTATGGAGAAGTATGTTAAGAAGACAAAGAAAGATACGGGATGGCAGGAGAGTGCAAAATGAGTGACTTATCCAAAATAGCTCAGTTGCAGAGAAGGGTAAAGGAACTGTCTTCATCCCGGGATAAAAAGAAAGGAGAACTTACCTCCCTCAAAGATATTCTCAAGAAGGATTATGGTGTTAGTAACTTGAAGGATGCTTTGAAAATGATAGGTGAACTGCAAGAGGACCTTGAAAAGAAGAGGGAAAGAAGACAAAGGTTGATTGAAAAGGCAGAGGATTTGTTAGAAGGTCGTTTGTAGGAAATTTACATACTTTTTTCTTACAAAAAAGAGGTTTGAATGTCTTTACAAGTTAAAGAAATAAAAGAATTTTTTGATGAAAAGTTTGTTGATAGGGGTCGTCTGTTAAATGAAATAGATGAACTCCATCTAAAGAAACAAGATAGACAGAGAGAGTATGATAATCTAATCAAGGCTAAATGGATTTTAACTGAGGTACAGAAACAAACACAGGTAAAGTTTAAAGAGAAGGTGGAAGGTCTTGTAACAAAGGCCATTCAATCTGTGTTTGACAGGCCGTTTGAATTCATCCTTGATTTTGAGAGAGTCAGGAACAAGATGGAATGTATTCCCAGACTCAAGGAAGGGGATGTAATTTATGACAATATCAAAGATGTTCAGGGTGGGGGATTATGTGATATCATAAGTTTTGCCTTTAGAGTTGTTCTTTGGCATCTGAAATCTCCTAGGTTGAGGAACACAATATTACTAGATGAACCCTTTAGGTTCCTTGGTGACTATACAGCAAAAGCAGGACAGATGCTAAAGGAAGTTTCCCATAAGCTCGGAGTTCAGATAATCATGATCACTCATGAGGATGAATTGGCAGAAATAGCAGATACATCTTATAGGGTTGTTCACACAGGGAAACAGAGTAAGGTTGTCAAATATGATGGAGTACAGAACAAACCTTCAAGAAGGAGAGTAAGAAATGGTTGATATTATGAATCTGGTAATGGAAAGGACTGCTTCAGTTCCGTCAACTCCTTCAAAAATGAAGGACAGTTCTGAGTTTCTAAAGAAGAGAAGGAAGGTTAACAGGAAGTTGAGAAAGAAGGTAAAAGCAGAGGTCAAAAGAGTACACAAGAACCGTTGATAACACCTCTATGGCATAGGTGTGATTATATCCGGAGGATTTGCCATATATCAAAATATAACCTCCTCTATTTGGTCCTCCGGAATTTTTTTTTAAATAACAAGGAGTTGAACCTTGAAGAAAGATATAAAAGAACAAGAACTACCTATTAAAGAAAAGAAAAAGAAAAGAGGAAGACCTAAGTTGAAGGGAATTCGTCCTGGAACACGACGAGTTTCTATTAAAGTTAGGATGATGATAGAGGAGATATTGAAAGGAAAATCTCAAAAAGATGCTTATATGATTGCTTTTGGTATTCCTCCTGAAAAACACATGTATGCATCAATCCGTTCTTCCCAGTTATTAAAATTACCCCATGTTCAAAAGTATATGGAACAGAGGTTAAAGGAAATTAGGGAACAAACCATAGTTGATATTGGAAGAATTATGCAAGTACTTTCCTATATTATTAATTTTGATATAAGGAGGTTGTTTGATGCTCTTGGTAAGGAACAGAACATAGCTGATTTGGATTCAGAAGTGACCTTGGCTTTAAAATCCGTTACTCACACAATAACTACAGAGACAACAAAAGATGGTAAGGAGATTATCAGAGAGAAGTATCACTTTGAAGGTTTCAACAAAATTGATGCTGCCCGAGATGTGGCAAAGCTCCTGGGTGCTTATAAGGAGAACATACAAATTCATCAGGATGGTACTGTTGAACACAAACACACAGGTCTTCCTCAAGGTGGTTTCATTGTACTTCCTGAAATTAAAAATATGGATGATTGGTCAAAGCTGCAGAAACAGGCTGAGATATATCAAAATAAGCAAAAACAGCTCCTTGGGTTTGATAAGAAGGATGATGCTGATGAGGGTGAAGAGTTTGTAGAGGGTGAATTTGAAGTGATTGAGGAGGAAAGTTAATGCCTACATCCAGTCCAGATCCAATCACATATGTTTGTAAGAAGATAGTTGAAGTCAAGCCTAATACTGTTCTGGATGTTGGAGTAGGGTTTGGCAAGTATGGTTTTCTTGCAAGGGAATATACAGATATCTGGAACGATCGGTATTTTAGAGAGGAATGGAAGTGCACAATTATAGGAGTTGAAATATTTGCCCCTTATATTCAAAATCACCATAGACATATATATGATTCTATTGTTGTATATGATGCTTATGATTACTTGCAAATGTTATGTCCTGATTTTGCTTTTGATCTGATTATCTGTTCAGACATGTTGGAACATTTACCAAAAGAAAAGGGACTGAAGGTACTGGAACAGTTTAAAAGAGTGGGTAAAACATCCATTGTTATTGTTCCTGTAGATGTTCGTCCACAGGGTCCCGTTCATGGTAATAAGTATGAAAGACATGTGTCTTCATGGAGTAAAGAGGAATTGGAACAGTTTGGGAATGTGACTGTTTTTAATGAAAAAGTGTTTATTCTTGAAATAGTATAAATTTTCATTGTTTTATTATGTTATTTAATACATAATTATATTATGGCTAATAAAGAACTGCTCTCAAAATTTGCTGAACTTCAACCTTTACCAGGAAGTCAAATTGCTTTTGTAACATGCCCTCTTTTTGAAGTATTGTATGAAGGAACGAGAGGTCCTGGTAAAACCTTTTCTTTGTTCTTTGATTTTGCCCAACATATAGGAAAGGGATTTGGTCCCGCTTGGAAAGGCATTTTGTTCAGACGAAACTATCCCGATCTGGAAGACATTATAGCAAAGGGACACAAGTTCTTTCCCTTGATATTCCCGGGAGCTACATATAAGGGAGGAGAAAAGGGTAAATGGACATTTCCGGATGGGGAGGAACTGTTATTTAGATACATGGATGTCCCTCAAACATACTGGAAGTATCATGGACATGAGTACCCATGGGTAGGTTGGGATGAACTCACTACATGGCCCAGTGATGAATGTTATGAAATAATGAAGTCCTGTTGCCGTTCCCCGTTCCCGGGTATTCCTAAAAAGTATAGAGCCACTGCTAATCCTTATGGTCCTGGTCATAACTGGGTTAAGTCCTATTGGCGTATAAGTGAGATCAATCCAGGGAGGGTAATTGTAAGGAGGTGGCGTGATCCTATAACAGGCAAGAATTTAGATCACAAGAGAACTCATATACATGGTAATATATTTGAAAACAAGTTCTTGTTACAGAACGACCCGCAGTATTTGAATAATTTGAAGGCAGAAAAGAACCCCGCAAGAAAAAGAGCATGGCTTTATGGTGATTGGAGTATTGTGGCAGGTGGAGCAATTGATGATTTGTGGGATGAGGATGTTCACCTTATTCATCCATTCTCAATTCCTCATACTTGGTATGTTGACAGGTCTTTTGACTGGGGCAGTTCAAAACCCTTTTCGATAGGATGGTGGGCAGAAAGTGATGGTTCAACTGTCAGGGTTTTAAACAAGAAAAGAAATAAGTATGAAATGAGATCTTATCCTCCCGGAACTCTTTTTAGGATTGCTGAGTGGTATGGTTGGAATGGAAGAGCCAATCAGGGATGCTTAATGAGTCCTACAAATATAGCAAAGAGATTAAAAGAAGCCGAGGAAAATCTTCCTTATGTAGTTCATCCCGGTCCTGCAGATACACAGATATTCACGTCTAATGATGATCGGACAAGAACAATTGCTCACGAAATGTCCTTGCTTGGTATTGCCTGGAGAGAAGCAAATAAGGCTCCTGGTACAAGGAAACAGGGGTTAGAATTGTTCAGAAGCAGACTGGAAGCCTCTTTGGTGTATCCGATGGAGGAGCCTGGAATATTTATATTTGACACTTGTTATCACTTTAGGAGAACAATGCCAGTTCTCCCAAGAGATCCAAAAGACATGGATGATGTGGATACTGAAGCTGAGGATCACATCTGGGATGAAACAAGGTACAGAATTCTTCATAGGAGAATAAAGGGTGGAATGGTTAAAACGTCAGGTGTCTAAAATGATTAATACCAGTTTAAATCTTCTTATATTAGATCCCATGCAAAGGGCTGTTCCCTGTGTTATATGTAAGGAAAAGACCTTGTATGGATTTCAAGTAGGCAAGACAACATATAATTGCTGTAGAGGTAAAGGGTGTGAGGAGAGAGTGATAGATGCTCTTACTTATAAGATTCTATTTGGCAAACCCCTGCTAAAAAAAAAGATGGAGATAATTGGAGACCAAGTATTGATTTGAATCACTTTGACTTGGTAAAGTTCAATATCAATAAGTTTGGATGGTCCGTTTCATTTGACCAGCAGGACTCATTTTGGGTCTGTACATTAACAAAGCAAAATTTAGACATTTCTATTTATTCCTATGATGATACAATGACTATGGCTGGATGCAAGTGTTTTTTGATATTACATGATTATATAAATGATAAGAAGAAAGGAGGTCCTTTTTATGGTCAGGATGGGGATTGATTTAGATGGTGTTTTATGTGATATGATAACCCCTTGGCTGACTGTTATTGCTTACGAGTATGGTGTGCAGGTTCCCAAGGTTAAGGATATGGATAACTATAAATTTGTTGACGTGTTTAAAAAG